CCACCTAGTAGTCCTGCCAGGAGATTGAGAATTTACGCTCCGCCGCCTGAAATTTTATAAATGATAAACAGAACAATGACGCACACAATTGCGCTTTTGATCCCGTCTTTCCTGGACCAGTCACTCCATTCCTTTAGATGAGCCCAAAGATCTTTTATGAGTTTCATATGAAACCTCCTTAGTTAAATTGAAAATGAATTTACTAAAAAACTCCTTTGAAAGCAACCTTCTTAATTTGTGATTTACTACGTTGCCCTTTTGGTCCTTTTCCTAAATTATTTACAACTTTCGGTCCAGGTATTGCTACCTGTGCTGTGGATACTTCTGATGTCTTGTTCACATTAGGTCTTGCGTAAGGATTCATCGCGTTAGAGACAGTCATTTTTGCATTAGGATATTTTGATCCGTTTATGTATTTAGCGGTACTCATCTTCTCGCCTTTCCATAACCTCGAGTGGCCAGCCTTCCAGCTACTTTTCCACCTCCGTCATATCCAGTAACGCTTCTCACTGTAGGATCGGGGGACCATCCCATAGGATTCATTCCTCCGCCCATGCTTCCGCCTCTCTGCTTCTTGATCGGACTTCTTGGTTGCATCCTTCCAGCCTTTCCAGCGCCAGCCATAAGTTTCTCCAATTTAGTTTGTTCTCTATGAGGTGAAACTGCTTTTTTCTTCCGTGGCTGATCCAGCATTTTTCTCAATTTTGGATGCTTGGCTTCCTGATGAGGGCCTAATTTTTTTCTTGACTCTTTCAGCTTTTTCATCATTTCTGCAGCTTTCTTAAAAGCTCCTGTACTTAATATTTTTCGTCTTTTTGTAAAAGAGCCTATTCCTGCTCTTTTTAAATCATCTACATTAAGTCTGCCGGACGGTTTTCTCTTTCTGGCTTTTGCATAAGCACTTTCCTGCCTTGTTTGTTTTGTTTGTTTTTTGGGAGCACCGCCTTTAGCGAATCCTCTGTTGAGTTCGCCTATGACTCTTCTTTTTTCAGCCCTTCTATTGGGATCCATTCGCTCCGCGTCTATGCGACCCTCTTCTTCGAGTAAATTCATTCTTCCAGTGTTTGCCATCCTACTCTCCTAGTGTATCGTTGGTTTTATAAGCTGGACAAAGTCCATCATGTTATTATCCATCAATTCCTGGCCTTGTGTCGGGCCTAGTTGATCATAATACAGCAACCGCGCAGCATTAATCATTGCACCCGCTAAAAGTATACTATCTTCACCACTTTTGGAAGTCTTTTCTACCATCTGCATGAGTCCATTAAAATAATGAACTAATTTATGATCAGCCTCTGTCATACCTTCGATCTTAGACTCATTTTTCACTTTTACAACCCCAATATTAGTTCTCAAAACGGATGTCTTTCTTCACATCCACCTTACGTGGACTTTTTTTGCTCTTTTCTATCTCAGCCTGCTTGGCTAAGTTCACATTAGCCCTTAATTGAGCAATGTCCTCCTGAGAATCTATCTTAGCTTCGGTTAAATCTTCATTTTGCTGTAATTTTTCCGCATCCAGGCCTAATCGACCTGCATCATATAATTTTTTACGCTCAATATCATCAGCTCGAAGGTTAATCTCTTGTTGTTTAAGGGCAATAAGTGGATCTTCTCCTTGTTGTTGCATCATCTCCTGTTCTTCACTGACCATTTCTTCCGTCATTTCAGCAATTCTCTCTGCCACTTTGGATTCCATCAATTCTTGAACTCTCACTTGTTCTTCTTCAGGTATTTTGCCTCCGGCCGCTTGCTGTAGTTTTTCAATTTCTGGTTTCATTTCCTGTTCCACCTCTTCTCTAGCCTGAATGGAAAGATGCTCCATGACATGGGACTCCAGAATAGTCATTGTTTGTAGATTGTTTCTCACCAAGGTGCTTGAAAAGAACGCTTGATGGGCGTCTATGTGAGCTAAATGATTTTGATTACGAAAAGCCGTTAACGGTTTTCCTAATAAAGATGATCCATTCTCAATCCCAGGATCCTGAGGCTGAGGCGGGGTAGGTATAGGCAAAACTGCGTCTACATTTTGAACTCCCATGGCCTGATACATGCGCCTGTAGGCTTCATACATATTATGCATTTGAGGAGCGGCTTGCGCCAACTGTAGTTGAGTTTGTGCCAATGTAACTCGTTGAGACATTGAAAAAATAGTGGGATCTGACACGGGTAAGATGTCAATGCGGTCATCAAAATCCGTAGCCTTAATGGCCTGAACATCTCCTGTCACCTCATAAGGGTAAGAAGGATCCAAAGATTCTGCAAAAATTTTAGCTAATAATTTAAATTCAATTCGTTGAGCATAGTGCAAGCGTTTATGAATCGCGGACATGACGCGCATGCCACGTTCCATAAGAGCCATTGTTGTTCCTACAGGCGCGTTAGCTGCAACACTGTCACCAATTTTCTGATCGGCTACTGTAGCAAATTCCTTTCCTGCTTGAACACAAAATCCTAATAATTGAAATAATGTCGGATCGGCGCCTTTATAAGGCAATGGCAGTAATCCTTGACGAAGATCGCCGGAGGGGGCGTCTACATCCCGGAATTCTCCTGGTTGGAGGGGACTGTCATCGTCTTTAATTCGCAGTCCTCGAGCTTTAAAGCCCGCTGGTAAATTGGACAGCGTACCTGCATCGATAAGCTGTCTAAGAGCTGACGTTGCTGTTCGGGATAAACCTCCGAGCATGTGGATAAGACCAAGACCATAAAAACCAAGGCCAGGTAAAAACTTATAGTGAACAAAATATTCTTGTTTTTTAAATAAATTATCATCTTCTTTATAGTTTCGATAAATGGATAATACTTTTCCAGATCCTTCATCAATAGTTATAATGTAGGGAATCTTTATTCCATCTTCATTTTCAAAACCAGGTAAATCTAAATTGGCATGAATTTCCAGTAAGGTGTATTCCTCGGAACTGTATCCTACTTTCTGAACACCTGAAATTTTTCTTTCTTGTTCAGTAATTCTATCCTTTCCATCATAAATTTGTATATCGACGTCACGGTAAAAACCTGTAACCTGTAATTTACGAATTTCATTTTCTGATTTTTTAATAACATGGGTTACACGCTCTGATTGTTCTAAGTCAGTGGCCGTATAAGGAACAACCAAATTATCCGCTGGAACAAATTTTGCGACTGCTCTCCCCAAAGTGTCATCATAATAAATTTTCTTAAAAGTGGAACCAGCCAGAGGAAGATAAAATAACATTTGATCTACTTCAGGATCAAATTCATTCATAACATGCATGATTTGATAATTCATGTAGTCCTTGATGCGCTCAGCTTGTTCTTCTTTTGCCTTTGTTATTTTTCCAATAATCTGAGTGCGAACGGGACCGCCTGCTGGTAACAACTCCTTGTAAGCCTGGGCTTGAAACTGGGTAACAGATTCAGCCAGAAGAGGGTGTGTTACGCCTGACGCGCCCGCGAAAGGTTGTGTTCTTTCATTATATTTTAATCCTAAAAGCTCTAGTCCTTTGGTATATGTTTCTGACCATTCTTTTCGAGAAGTAAGATCTTCTTCATAAGAGGCCAGTAAATCCGAAGAAATAAGACCTAAAGAACTATCATCCAGATATTCAGCAAGATTGGCGTCAAATCCACTTTCAATTTGTCTCTCCTGCTCTCCAACAATGGCAGAGCCGTCTTCCATCATTTCAATATTAACTTCCTCATCTGTTCCCGGAATCAATTCCACTTCCTCTCCTACTTTGGGAGGAATGAGCAATTCGTCATTAACTGTCTGAGGTTGGTCGTATCTAGCGGGTTTATCAATGGCCATTAAGCATGTGCTCCTATAACTTCATCTATGGAAACAAAAGGAGAGTGAACATATCCACCTGCTGCCATGTGTGTTTTTGATGGTAATACCATCTCTGGTGTTAGCTTTATAGCATACGCATCTACAGTTTTAAAGCCTGAAGGTGTTGATACCGCCTTGAAATTAATGCTCTCGTAAGGAGAATCAGCTATGAATTTTTTTGCTTTTTCTATGGCGCTGGCAAGAGATTCTTCTTTTCCACCTGTCTTGCTGACTTTGAATTCCTTAATGACGTTTCCTGTTTCTTCACTGAACACCTGTACTGTATGTTTCTTTGTTCTCGGTTCCCCCACGGCCACTTTAATTGTCTTTATTTCACTGTTATTAGCTTTCGCCGCTCGGCGAAGAGCTGCTTCCAGCGTGCTGGTGAAATGCTTGCCGTTTGGATCCGCGGCGTTGGGT